TCGGGACAATCGCCTCGAGGTCGTTGTCTGGGCATGGGGGCGGGATCTCGAGGCGTGGGTGATCGATTGGCACGTCTTCCACGGCGAGCCGGCAAGCCGGGAGCTGTGGACCGAGCTCGAAAAATATCTAAAAAAGCCGATACAGCATGAGTCTGGCGCGGCATTATCGATTGCAGCGGTCGCCGTCGATTCTGGCGGCCACTACACCCAGACGGTCTATGAATTCTGCCGCCGGCGCAAACACATCATCGCGATCAAGGGCCAGAGCATCAGGAACAAGGCGATCTATGGCCGGCCGTCGTTCGTCGATGTGACGACCAAGGGCAAGACCCTGCGCGGATCGGCGCGGGTCTTTCCGGTCGGATCAGATACGGCTAAGGGGTATATCTACGGCTGCTTCGGCATTGAAACCGGCCCCGGATCTCTCCATTATTCTCGCGACCTTTCGAGTGAGTTTTACGAACAGCTCACCAGTGAGAAGCTGGTCACCAGATATCACAAGGGCCACCCGAGGCATGAATGGATCAAGCCCCATCGCAAGCGCAATGAGGTCCTTGATTGCACCGTCTACGCCCTCGCTGCTGCTCATCATCTCGGGATCAATCGCTATCGAGAGATCGATTGGAATCATCTTGAAGAGTCGGTCTGCCCGCGCAATCAATCCCTGTTTGAAGCAGGGGCAATCGATAATTCAAAAGAGGATGGAGTGATACCACCCCCGGCCAAGAGGACTCGAAGCCGGGCGCGCGGAGGGTTTGTAAGCCAATGGTAAGAAATCAATGGATTGTTCCTGCGGTCGGAATTGCCGTTTTGGGCTGGGCTGCGGGGGCCGTCTGGTGGGCGTCCGGTACGGACGCCCAGGTGACCAAAAACACCGCTGCTATCGAACAGGTGGTCGAGAACGAAGTCGAGATTGCCGTGATCGAGGTCCAGCAGCGCGCGATCTCTGAAGATGTGGGCGAGATCAAACAGGACAATAAGAAAATTCTGGAAATCCTGACGACCGACTGGAGTATACATTGAGCTCAACTGATGAGGGCGATGACGTCGTCCAGGAGATCGCTTCAACAATCGTCTTTTACATGGCTGCGCGCAACCTTCCCGAGGCCGATAGCACTATCCTCGCCGAATATGTGAGCTTGAAAATCTATGCCGAGCTCGGGGGCCGAGATCACTATATCAAGCGGACCCCAGCCCTCGAACATCGAAATAAACAGATCAGGGCGCAGTTTAATGGCCGCAACATCACCGATCTGGTCAAGTCGTGGGGTCTCACCCGGCGACACATCTATCGCGTGTTGAAGCATAAGAGAAAAAAATAATTGTGACATTTTTCGGGTATTAATGTCACAGACTATCGCCCCACTATCAGGCGATGGGTAATCTATTCGATTCGACGAATTATTCTGAGACCGAACCCGCCGAGATCATTGCCGGCGATTCCACCAACTGGAAGCGCACCGACCTTGGTGATGATTATGCCCCGGCCAGCTACGCACTAACCTACACCGCCCGGCTCGAGGATTCGGGCTCGACGTCGATCGCCATCACCGCGAGCGAGTCCGGTAATGACTACATCGTCGAGATCGCAGCAGCGACCTCGGCTGCCTATACCGTCGGCGTCTATCACTGGCAAGCCTATATCACACGGTCATCCGATTCCGAGCGCATTACCATCGATTCAGGGACCTTTGAGGTCAAGGCCAACCGCGCCACCGCCACTACAGACCCACGCACCCACGCGAAAATCGTCCTCGAAGCCATCGAGGCGGTGATCGAAGGCCGTGCGAGCAAGGATCAAGCGGGTTATTCAATCGAAGGCCGATCGCTCTCACGCACACCGATCCCGGAGCTGCTTGTTATGCGTGATCGTTATAAGGCCGAGTGGGTGCGCGAACAACGGGCCGAAAAAATCAAGAACGGCGAAGGTCATGCCGGTCGAATTCTAACGAGGTTCAAATGATGAACTGGTTTCGGCGACTGAGAGCACAAACCACTCAACCAAGCGATGATGTTATTAATCGCATATTTTCAATTAATGCACACAGTCGCCGTTCATTCGCGGCTGCCAATCAGGACCGATTGACAGCTAACTTTCTGGGCACTGATCGCTCGATCAATGAAGAGCTGGTGCGCGATCTGGCAACCATGCGCCGACGTGCTCGCCAGCTCGCGCAGGATAACGACTATTCCAGACGGTTTTTAGGGATGGTCAAGGCCAATGTTGTCGGCCCCAACGGCATCACCCTGCAGGCGCGGCCCCGGCGAGAGGATGGCTCAATCGACAAGCTCGACGCCAACGCGATTGAGAACGCCTGGGCAGATTGGGGCAAGCCGGCAAATTGCACTATGAACGCCCGACTATCGTGGCGTGATGTCCAGCGTCTGGCGATCGAGACCGTCGCGCGCGATGGTGAGGTCCTGGTCCGCATTATCAAGCCGCGTGATCGCCTGACGATCGGGCTCCACGTCATCGAGGCCGACTATCTCGACGAGACCCTGAATCAAAAGGCAACAAAAAACCGCAACGAGATCCGCTGCGGTGTCGAGATCTCGACCTACGGCAAGCCGATCGCCTATTTCATCAGGACCGGCCATCCGGGCGATGGCATTGTCCAGTTCAACGGCCGGCAGTATCAGAAAATCCCTGCTCGCCAGCTCATCCATCTCTACATCACTGAACGGCCCGGCCAGATGCGCGGAACGCCCTGGCAGCATACCGCAATCCGCCGCCTCAACATGCTGGGCGGCTATGAAGAGGCCGAGCTGGTCGCAGCAAGGGTCGCCGCATCAAAAATGGGTTTTTTCACCTCGCCGGATGCTGATGGCTATAGCGGTTCAGATACCGACTCATCCGGCAATCTAATCAGCGATGCCGAGCCGGGTCTTTTCGAGCAGCTCCCAGATGGCATGAGCTTTCAGACTTTTGATCCACAGCATCCGGTCGCTGCCTTTTCCGATTTTGTGCGCGCAACCCTGCGCGGTGCAGCTTCCGGTCTTGGGGTCTCATATCACACCCTGTCGAACGATCTCGAGGGCGTGAACTATAGCTCAATTCGCTCCGGGGTTCTCGAGGAAAGGGAGCACTGGAAGGTTTTACAAACGTGGTTTTCCGAGCAGTTTTGCGAGCCCGTCTATCAGGCATGGCTCAATGCAATCATCGGAACACGGCTTTTAGATTTGCCGGCAGCCAATCAGCAGAAGTTTTCGAGCGTGGTCTGGCAGCCGAGGGGATGGGCTTGGGTTGATCCACTCAAGGATGTTCAGGCGAACGCCAAGGCGGTGGAACTGGGAGTCCAGACCCGTGCCGAGATCGCAGCCGGCAGCGGCCGAGATCTCGACGATATGCTCGAGCAGCTCGCCATCGAAAAAGCGCGCATGGACGAGCTCGGCCTCGGCCTAAACGATGAATTACCCAAAGGGGGAACAGATGAAAACTGAAACCATTAAGACCGGGGTGCAGTTCAGAAGTTTTGAGCTCAACCGGGAAGAGATTGATACCGATGCGCGGACCGCACCGCTGGCGTTCTCAAGCGAGAGCCCGGTCGAGCGCGTATTCGGCATAGAGATTCTGGATCACGATGCCGATTCGGTGCGCCTTGGCAGGCTCAACGACGGCGGACCGATCCTGGTGGACCATGACCCAGCCGATCACGTCGGGGTCGTGGAGAGCGTCTCAATCGACAGCGACCGGATGGGCCGGGCGGTGGCGCGGTTTGGCAACAGCGCGCGGGCGAGAGAGATATGGCAGGACGTGATCGACGGGATCAGAAAACACGTCAGTGTGGGCTATCGCATCCACCGGATGCGCGAGGACCGAGATGAGGACGATCAACCGCCGACCATGCGGGTCGTCGATTGGGAGCCGCTAGAGATCTCTGTGGTCGCCATTCCGGCTGATGCCAGCGTCGGCATTTCACGCGCCGATGATTCCGAGACGATCGATACGATTGTTGAAATTCAAGAAAGATCCAAAACCTTAAACCAACCCGCGCTCGCGCGGATCTCAAAAGAGGAAAACAAAATGACCGAAGCAAAAACCCCGGCCCTGAGTGCGGACGACGTTCGTAAGGCCGAAATTCATCGCATCAGAGAGATCGAAGCGATTGGCAACAACCATGAGCAGCCCGAACTCGCTCGCGAGTTCATTCAGGAGGGTAAGAGCCTGGACGAGTTTCGGACAGCTTTGCTCGACGTCGTTGCCACGAAGGGGCCAAGTCCTGAAGCCTCTGTCGATCTCGGCATGAGCGAAAAAGAGACCGAAAGCTATTCGCTGGTTCGGGCGATCAATGCGCTGGTAACTAACGATTGGTCCGATGCCGGCTTCGAGCTCGAAGCCTCACGCGCGGTAGCCGATCGCGTCGGCAAAAAGCCCTCTGGCATCTACCTCCCGATGGACGTTCAAAAACGTGATCTGACCGCTGGCTCGGCAACGAAGGGCGATGACGTTGTCGCAACCGATCTTCTCGGTGCTTCATTCATCGACATGCTTCGCAATCGCATGAAGGTGATCGAGGCCGGGGCGACAATGCTCACAGGTCTGACCGGCAATGTGGCCATTCCAAGAATGACAGGTGGGGCAACCGCCTACTGGGTCGCAGAGAACGCGGCGATAACAGAGTCCGATCAGACGTTCGACCAGGTCACACTCTCACCGAACAGCGTGGGCGCGATGACCGATGTCTCACGGCGTCTGTTGCTGCAGGGTAGTGTTGACGTCGAAGCTCTGGTGCGTTCTGACCTTGCGACCACTCTCGCAATTGAGCTCGATCGAGCAGCAATCCACGGTTCGGGCAGCTCGAATCAGCCCACCGGGATATTGGCCACATCGTCGATCGGAGATGTTGCCGGGGGAACCAATGGAGCAGCACCAACCTTCGCCCACATCATCGAGCTTGAAAGTGATGTTGCAACGGCTAATGCTGATGTTGGCACGCTGGCCTATCTGAGTAACTCCAAGGTACGGGGCAAGCTGAAGCAGACGGAAAAGGCAAGCAATACAGGTCAGTTCGTCTGGGAGGGCTCGGAGCTCAATGGCTATCGAGCACTTGTCTCGAATCAGGTCAGCTCAACCCTCACCAAGGGTTCTAGCTCGGTCTGTTCGGCAATCATCTTTGGCAACTGGGCCGATCTCCTGATCGCTTCCTGGGGCGCGCTCGATGTTCTGGTCGATCCATACACCGGCTCATCTGCCGGCACGGTTCGCATTAGAGCGATGCAGGATGTCGATATCGCAGTCCGACATCCAGAGTCATTCTCAGCCATGCTGGATGCAACAACAGCTTAAACCGAAAACCGGTGGGGCTTCGGCCCCACCATTCGGAGATCAAAAAAAATGAAAATACTGATAACAAGTGGCGTTCGTATCGACGGCGAGGCGTATGCCTCCGGCGATGTGGTTGAGGTGGGCGATGTTTTTGCCTCTGCCCTGATCCGCAGCAATCGCGCAGTCGAATTTTATGAGCCGAAATCATCGCGAAAAAAACCCACCAAGGCCAAAAAAAAGGCCGTTAAAAAAAAATAGGATGACGAGATGGCTGTGGAGTCGGCGGCAGATCGATTGATATTTTTCAACACCGATGAATTCGGAGTGTCCGCGACCTATGACGGCTCAACAACCGTCAAGGGGATGATTGATCGCCAGTACATCGAGGCCCTCGGTAGTGAGGCCGAGCACCCGGTCTTTATCTGTCGTGAGGCCGATATCTCCGGCGTCGTACACGGCAAGACGCTGGTCGCCAATTCAACATCCTACACCGTGCGCGGTGTGCAGCCGGATGGTTCCGGCATGACCCTGCTGGTGTTGAGGGAGACCTAAGTGGCCGACCATCTACGCACCCAGATCCGAGAACAGGTCGTGAGCGAGCTCACCGGCCTCGCGACAACCGGCTCGAACATTTTCGAGAGTCGGGTCTATCCGATGGAATCAGCCGGCCTTCCCGGTATTATTGTGTATACCACCGACGAAGTGGTCGAGGCCGACCAGAGCTCGACGACCTCAAGCGGTCGCCGCCTGGTGCGCTTTCTAACCCTCAAGATCGAGGGCTACGCCAAAGCCGAGACCGATGTTGATGACACCCTAGACACCATCGCAAAAGAAATAGAAGAAAAAATTGCCGGCTCGACGATCGGCGGTCTGGTCAAGGACGTCGTTCTCGCGGAGACCGAAATCGAGCTGACAGCCGAGTCCGAACAGCCCGTCGGGCGGCTCAACCTAACCTACCAGATCCATTATGAGACGTATGAGGGCGACGTCGATGCAGCAGCCTGATGAGGAGGTAATAATATGTTGATGAAGCACCCCGATGCGACCGAAGCGGTGAATGTACACCCCACCTCGATCGAGCACATGAAAGCAAAAGGATATAGACCGGTCGCGGGCATTGAGCTCGAGGTCGTCAACGAACCGACAGCATCACCGTCGACACCCAAGCGGAAACCCGCAAAACCCAAGAAAGAGGATTAAGAAAAATGGCAACACATCATGGAAAGGAAGGTACGGTTAAAATCGGCAGTAATGTGCTCGCCGAAATTAAATCGTTTTCACTCGATGAAACCGCAGAAACGGTCGCAGATACCGCTATGGGCGATACGGCAGCGTCCTATCTGGTCGGCCTGACCGACGGCTCAGGCTCGATCGAATGTCACTGGGATGAGACCGATACCAATGGCCAGGTCGCGATGACCGTCGGGGCGTCGGTAACATTAAATCTCTACCCTGAAGGGGCTTCAGCCGCCGACACTTATGCAACCATGACCGCACTCATCACCTCGGTCGGCGTATCGGTCGATATGGGCGACATCGTCGGTAGATCGTTTGGTTTTCAAAGCACCGGTGGTATCACTTGGGGCACGGTATGAATCAAGTCCTCGCCGAGGCTAAAAAACACTGGCGCAGCCAACTGGCTGAACCGATGGCCTCGGTCGAGGTTCCCGAGTGGAGTACAACCCTGTTTTTCAAGCCCTCAAACCTTGCACAGCGTGATCGCATCTACAGGCATATCAACGAGGGCAAGCTCGAGGCACTGGTCGAGACCATCATCCAGCGCGCCCTCGATGCTGATGGCAAGCGCATCTTTAACGAGGCCTGTCGCAAAGACCTGATGACAAAAACCGATCCAGATGTGATCGGGCGAATTGTTACCGCGATGAGCGATGAGGAAGATGTCACGCCGGAGGAAGCAAGAAAAAACTCAGAATAGATCCCGAGCTCGCCGGCCTGTTCTGGATCGCTGAAAAACTGGGCAAGACATATACAGAGCTGGCAGAGATGCGACCCAACGAGCTGGTGTACTGGAACGAATACTTTAGCTGGAAGGCTGAAAAGGAAAGACTAAGAGCAAAACGATGACGACAACCGCAAAAATCAAGCTGACCGCCGAAGACAAAACCTCGCGCGCGTTCACATCGTTAAGGGGTCGTCTCGGCAAGGCCAGTAAGTCCCTTGGCGGTCTAAAGACCGCACTTC